TAGTGGTATGAAAGGTAGAAAAAAAACACCGACGGCGATACTAAAAATGCGAGGGTCGTGGCGTGCGAAGACGCGCCCAGGCGAACCCGCTCCGAGCGCATCGCAACTCGACTCACCCGAGTTTCTCGGGGCCCGTGAAAAGATTATCTTCGACCAGATGTCAGAGGCGTTGTTTCGTGTTGGCGTACTCACCGAGATTGATGGTTCAAGTCTTTCCCGCTATGCGATCTGCCTCGTTCGATGGATCGATGCCGAGGCCGCTTTGAGCGCTGGAACTCCGACGCACATTGAGATCATGGGTGATGACGAACGAGTCAAGGGTTACAAAGAGACCCCGCCTTACATGGTCTCATGCAAAATGCACGATCAACTCTTGAAGTTGGAGTGCCAGTTCGGATTGACGCCCGCATCGCGCCCTAATCTCCAGAGCACGAACGGCGGCAAAGATGGCATCATCGACATCATGAGGGCTATCCAATAACAACAAGAGCGCCAAGGAAAAAGAAGCCTGCACCCGCCAAGGATCACCCGATCGTGAGGTTCTTTGGTGACCACCTACGCCACACGAAAGGCGAGTGGGCGGGCACGGGTTTCGTTCTGGCTGAATGGCAGCGTCAGTTCTTGAATGAACTCTTCGGGACGGTGCGCAAAGATGGCCTGCGCCAGTACCGCACCGCCTATTTAGAAGTGCCACGCAAGAACGGTAAGTCAACTCTCGCAGCGGGCATCGCCTTGTTTCTTCTCTGCCTTGATCGTGAAGAGGGTGCGGAAATCTACAGCGCAGCATCCGACAAAGATCAAGCCTCGATCGTGTTCGATCAAGCCTGCCAGATGATTGAAGAAAACCCGAACCTCTCAACCATGCTCAGGATCTACCGCAACAAAACCATCGAGCACAAGGCCTCGAACTCGTTCTACAGATCCCTTTCATCGGATGCGTTTACGAAACACGGACTCAATGCTCATGGCGTGATCGTCGATGAGGTTCATGCTCAGCCAAACCGAGAGCTATGGGATGTGTTGACAACCTCAACCGGCGCACGAAGGCAACCGCTCACGCTCGCACTCACGACCGCAGGGCACGATCGCCAGAGCCTATGCTGGGAGCTTCGCCAATATGCCGAAGGGGTCAACGATAAGCTAATTCACGACCCGACTTTTTACAGCAAAATCTACACCAGCACAGGCGACTGGAAGTCTGAATCAACTTGGAAACAAGCCAACCCGAACTATGGCGTCACGGTAAAGGAAGACTATTTTGTCAAGGCAGTCGCAGAGGCATCAGCAAACCCCTCAAGAGAGAACGCTTTCCGCAGGCTACACCTGAACCAGTGGACATCGCAGGAGACGAGATGGATCTCGCTCGAGCGCTGGGATGCGTGCTCCCGCGATTTCCCTGACCTTTCCGGTCGAATGTGTTTTGGCGGGCTCGATCTATCAAGCACCCTTGACTTAACGGCCTTCGTGCTTCTCTTCCCGCCTATCGAACCGAACGAACCCTACTGGATCGTGCCGACCTTCTTCGCACCCGCGGACGCAGCGAGAGAACGAGAGCGCAACAACAAACACCGGCTTGATGACTGGGAGCGCCAAGGCTTGATCGTGACTACACCAGGGCGATCGCTCGACTATAGGGCAGTCGTGGCGGTCATTGATGGACTGGCCCGAAAGTACAACATCCAAGAGATCGCAGTGGACAGGTGGAACATCAACCAGATCAGTAAAGATTTGGAAACGCTCGGCAAGAATAACGGCAGGCCCGATTGGCTTGTTGGCTTCGGTCAAGGCTTCGCAGCGATGACCGCACCGAGTAAAGAGCTTGAGGTTCTGGTTCTCTCTGAGAAGATCGCACACGATGGCAACCCAGTGCTCCGATGGATGTTCTCGAATGTCCAAGTCGAGCGAGATAACGCAGGCAACATCAAGATGCATAAGGGAAAAGCGGTCGAGAAAATCGACGGCATCGTGGCGACTATCATGGCGCTCGGTCGGGCGCAAGTAAGCAGCTTAAACGCAACCAACATATACGACACCCAAGGAATAACACTACTATGATCGAACGCATAAAAGGCTTTATCTCACGGGCGCTTTCCCTATCGGGTGGCAACCTGAAAGACCCTCGCTTGAATGAACTCTTCGGGGGCGCATCCACTGACTCGGGCGTCAGCGTCACGCCTGACACTGCCCTCACCTACTCTGCCGTGTATGCTGCGGTAAGGTGTATTGCCGAGTCGGTGTCCTCGCTTCCGCTCAACTATTACGAACGCCTGCCGGGTGGTGGCAAGGCACACGCAAAAGCGAACCCGTTGCACACGCTTCTGCATGATGAGCCCAACCCCGAGATGAGCTCGCTGCAATGGCGTGAGGCTTCGATGGCTCATCTTCTTTTGCATGGAAACTCTTACAGCGAAATCGTGCGTGACCTCGAGGGGAATGTGGTCGAGCTCTGGCCCATTGACCCTACTATGGTAACGCCCAGGCGCACCGACTCGGGTGAGCTTTACTACGAACTCAACCGGGGAAAGTCCTTTATCACCGCTGGCAATATGTTGCACATCCCCGGTCTATCATTCGATGGCATCTCAGGCATCAGCGTGATCGGGTTGGCCCGCCAGTCGATCGGGTTATCAATGGCGATTGAAAGCTTCGGTGCTGGTTACTTTGGGCGAGGAGCTCGGCCCGGTGGCGTGTTAACTTTCCCTGGTCAACTCTCACCCGAAGCAAGGCAGAACCTTCGCAGATCGTTTGAAGAACTTCATGCAGGAGGTGCAAACAGTCACCGAGTCGCTTTGCTCGAGGCGGGCCTTAAGTGGGAAGCGATTGGCGTGCCACCCGATGATTCGCAGTTCCTTCAATCGAGAGAGTTTCAAATCATCGAGATCGCGAGGTGGTTTAACCTACCACCGAACAAACTTAAGGATCTTTCCAAGACGAGTTACAACTCCCTCGAACAGATGGAAATCAGCTTCGTCGTGGATACCCTGCGCCCGTGGTTGGTGCGTTGGGAACAGCAACTCAACCGCAAGATTATCAGACCGAAAGACAAAGGCACTTTCTTTTTCGAGTTCAATGTCGATGGGAAACTGCGGGGCGAGATCGCTGCCCGTTATCAGTCGTACTCGGTCGCTCGCAACTGGGGATGGCTGTCGGTGAACGAGATACGAGAAAAAGAAAACATGAACCCGATCGAGGGTGGCGATGTCTATATGCAGCCCATGAATATGCAATCGATTAACACCGCACCCACGGCAGCGCCTGCAACCGATCCGAGTTTGGTGGCAGTGCCCACACCCGAGACCCAAGACCCGACAGCAATCGCAGCACCCGCAGCAGCAGCAGGGGCAGATGTCGCCAGCACCGCATTGAACGGCGCACAGATCACCAGTCTCGTTGACTTGGTTACTCAGGTAGGCATGAAGCTCATCCCGATCGCATCGGCCAAGGCGATTGCAATTGCCTCGTTCCCGTTCCTCTCGCAAGCGGTGGTAGATCAAATCTTCAACGGGCTCGACAGTGTACCAACTCCACCAACCTTACCAAACCCTCCAGCGACCACACCCGCTCGCTCTCATGAGTCGATCATCTTGCGCCTTCTCGATGATGCAGGTGAACGCCTTCAAAATGTGGAGTGTAGTGCCGTGAAGCGCTTTGCCAACAAGCCTCAAGAGTTCTTAACCAAGCTCGATCACTTCTGTGCCGAGCATCGGGCCCGCGTCGTGTCCGCCTACTCACCAGTGCTCGAGGCGTTTGGCCTTACCACCGATCTCGATGGCCATGTGCAAAGGCATCTCGACCAGTTCAGATCCACTTGGCTAGATTTCTCAGGCAGTGTGACCGCAGCGAAACTTGCCGAAGCAGTTTCGCTCAAGATTCAAAACATGAAAGGGGTCAAAGATGAAAACTAGTACGATTGAAAGAAGGTTCAGCACCGAGCTCAGAGTCGATGTCGCAGCGCAGAAGATCATCGGCTACGCAGCGAAATATGACTTATCCTCAGAAGACCTCGGGGGCTTTCGGGAGTTCGTTCGCCCTGGTGCATTCACCCGCTCCCTCGACTCCAACCCCGATGTGAGGGCGCTCATTGATCACAACCCGAGTCTCATACTTGGGCGCACCGTCTCGGGCACCCTGAGACTTGAGAGCGATGCGACAGGGCTCAAGGTTACCATCGACCCGCCTGATACCCAATACGCTGCCGACTTGATGGCGGTCATGGCGAGAGGTGATGTCTCGCAGATGAGCTTCGCCTTTACGACTTCCGAAGACGCTTGGGATCTTGTTGATGGCAAGAGGGTGCGCAGTCTTCTCGCTGTCGAGCTCCACGATGTGAGTGTGGTAACTTACCCCGCATACCCTGACACCAGCGTTGCGGTGAGGTCGCTTTCGATCTACACCCAGGACGCAATAAGATCAGCGCAACGCATCCGAGAACTTCGCCTGCGGGGCGATCGGTAGTTCAGCATCGTGGACTAAGGAACCCGCTTAGTTCACGCAAACGCCTTTCCGTGGACTAGGGTGGGGGAATTCCTCCACCCTATAAAAGCCTTGAAATCTAGCGGTTTCAAACTATTCTAAAAATACTTTCTAATTATCTACAATAAATAGTTCGCCACAGCGAACAATACTATATACTAACCACATGGCAACCGACGAGTGATCGGGAGCATGGGGCTAAAAAGGAGATAGAAAAATGGTTGTTTTCACTACGATTACTGACTTGCACTTATGGGTTTCCGAGAGATCTGGAGAAGCCACCAGCCCAGAGGATAACGATAAAATTACTAATGCAATTAGTGACATGGAGGATTTCCCAGTCTGGGGTGACGATGCTGAAGATTTCCTTGCCGAGCTTCCCGATGACCTTTGCAAAATTATCGCAAAAAGGTTTAGGATTTCAGACGATCAAGTCTCAGAGATTGTTGAATCTGACGACATGGATGCAGCTTGCGAATACGCAGAAGAAAAGTGGCAAGAAGGTAGTTGGGATTCAAAGTGCAAAATCACTCTGACTGTTCAGGAAATTGACTGGAACGAAAAAGAAATTGGCGATTCAGAAAGTTTTGAAGTCGAGTGCGGTGAAGATCCAGCAGAACCATGCGACGAACACGACTGGCAGTCGCCCTATTCTTTAGTGAGAGGCCTCAAGGAAAACCCAGGTGTTTGGTCACTAGGTGGTACAACCACCAAATATAAAGAGGTTTGCGCCCTTACCGGTTGGTACAAGATCGAGATCCGATACGGTGCACAACGCAACCCAGGGCAATGTGATTCGATTGAGTACAGCGAACCAGACGCCGCATCAATCGCATGGGTAGAAAGTCGGGTCGCTAAGAATGACTAACCTTATTACCGTATCCAAAGCCGCTGCCCTCCTCGGGGTCACTCCGAGGCGGGTGCAAGCGTTGATCGCCTCGGGGAAGCTCAGGGCCCAACGCATCGGGCGTGACTACCTGATCGATCCAGCAGACCTTCCAACCTTGGAGCGCCGTCCACCCGGACGACCCCGCAAAGTTTAACTTCCTAGGCTCGCCTTAACCGGCGGGCCTTTTTTTTTGGCACGATTGTTGACGAATCGCAGATCCGTGGTTTAATCGGTCTATCGAAATCAGTGCAGTCTTTACGCACAGTTTCCCGAACTAGGGGCCTGTGCGTTTTTTTATGTCTCTCACC